TGAGTGTTGTTTTGTTATCGGGGGTAAAACCAACGAAACCCCCCGGCATATCACCACAACCTACAGAGAAACATCAACAGTCACAATAGATTCAAATTCAGTATCCCATAACGCCCGCGGTACACGCGGCGCGAGCGTCAGGGATTTGTCTCGGCCCTTGCTCCGGTGCGAATTAACGCGCTGAAATCCTAAAATTCCATCGCACACAGAAACATAACAATCCACCAAGTCAGCCTCCCAAATCCCGTAAACGGATTGAAGAAAGGAGCCCAGCATGTCAGGGTCAATAACTCTAGCCTCAATAGTCTTATTGCGCAGTTCCTCTGCAGTATATCTGTACGCCATGGCCTGGTTCTTCATATCCATGTAAGGCGTTGGCGACAGCTGTTCGGCTGTGTCCAAAAGGAGAGTTCGCAAACTGGCTATGTGGCGATGTTCATAAGCGGCAGACAACAGCTTGCCACTCATGTAATCCTCATCACTCACCGCCCGATTGTAGTTACAACGGACAGGGAGCTTGCTAACCACACGCCCAAAAGAGGGTACGGGGAAGGTCTTACCAACACTAGGCACAAATCGCTTGCGTAAGAACGTCGCCTGCTCGCGCTTCTCCACTAGCTTAACTTCACTCTTCATGCCTGTGTCTTCAGATACCGTGGTAATAGCCTCACATACTGGCTTTCGATCCTCCACGGTGTACGTCAAATTATCATCCCCGTAAACCAAAATGGTACTGCGTGTTGTACCAGCTAACTTCATTGCCCCAAGCGAAACGCATGCATTCACATACCCATTTCCGGTGGTAGTCGTTACCTCACCGGACCATCTTTGTCCTTTCACTTGTCCTTTAACACCATACCTCGTGAACACCCTCACGCTAGTGTTAGAAGCAAACTCACGCACAAACCATTCTGGCGCGCCAAGTTTATAGTAAAACATGGCTTCCCATTTGCGAACTCCGGCGGGTTGTGTACCATCGTTGTTCTTGAAATCGTTCTCGACAGCTTGCCCGGGGGTATGGTGTATTAATTCAGCTATCTCGTCTGCGGTCATTCCCACGCAATAAAGAATTTCATTCCCAGTGTTCTTGGGATTCTTGCGTGACAATTCCTCCGCAATACGACGCGATAAATAATACACAACCGATCCCATTACAAGATTGTACATGTCGCCGCCCTGATAGACGACCCTTGGCTGCGCTCCATCGTGCTTCAACAACGCCTCAGACTTAGCAAAGACGACCTTATCCGTATACCCAGGTAGTGTGAAATCCTGCGAATCCAAAAGTGCCCCTAACCTCTCACGCTTTTGTCCGCTCATCTCGTCAAGATAAGCCATGATCATCTCACGATCAGGACGAATCGTGTCCCTCTCATGAAGCTTGTCCATGAGACTGTGGTGGCCTGAAATAAACAAGTCACCAACGTCCTTCTGCGGAAGATAATCGCACCGCTTCTTTACAGCATTGAGAGTAGCACCTTCAGATTGTGCCACTACCTGAACCGGGACCCC